AAATACTTGCAAAAATTATTAAAAAATGGTATAATTATGTTATATAAATTGAGAAAGGAGTTGCTTATGACTCTTATTATTGAAAATGTTAATGAAGATTTTTTACCTGCATTCAAGGGTTTAGCAAAAAGCATAAATGCCAAATGTAAAATTTCTAAGCCTAAGTTGAGTAGTTTTGAAAGTAAGATATTAAATGCAAGCAAAGAACTTGATAAAGAAAAAAAAGTCAATACTGCATTAAGCTTTAATTCGCATCAAGACTTTGTGAAAGCTTATCAAAATGGCAAAATATAAAATTTATTACCATAAAGATTTTATAAAAGCTTACAAAAAAATAAGCGATGAAGAGCGTAAAATAACTGATGAAGTTATTGTAAAACTTTCTAATGATGAGAATTTAGAACCTAAATATAAAGATCATCAATTAAAAGGTGTATTAAAAGATTTTAGAGAATGTCATATAAAGTCTAACTTGTTATTAATTTATCAAAAACATAATAATGAGTTAGAGCTAAATATTTTAAAACTAGGTAGTCATAGTAAGTTATTTAAAAAATATTGAAAGGAATAAAGATGGATAAAGCAGTAAATATGAAATCACCAAAAATGAAATTAATAAATAAAATAGCAATAGGATTAGGAGTAGCAGTAATGTTTGCTTTGATATTATTAAGCTGTTTATTAATAAATATTTATAATATAGGCATTAAACATATAATTTTAAGTTTTATAATTAGTTTAGTGTGTTTATTTTTAGTATTACTTTTAATAAACGCCACAAATAAACCGTTCAAAAAAACTTATCCTAAAAGAGACAACTGTTATGATACACATTTCAAACAAAGCGGAATATCAAAATATTCAACCCTTTCGCTGTCTAATCCTTTTTATAACAATTTATATTCCAATGAAGATTAATTGAGAAATTAATCTCAATTAATCTTAGTGTATAGCAGGATCTCCTGTTTTTCCATCTATTAGATGATTGGCTTTTTTAATTTTTTCTCCAACTTCATTGTTTAAATTAGATTTGACTGCTACACCCTTAACTTCTTGACTATCTGGCATTGTTGTAGTGTTGCTTGTTCTTTTACTACTTTGATTTGCTTGATCTTGATTTAAATTAGATTGAGTTAAAACACTTCTTTCTGATCTATCAATGGTTTTAAAATTCATACCTGCAGCGTGTGGCATAGTAGTATTATTTGGACTAACAATGCTTTGAGCGCCATATTGACTATTATATTGTGCAAGTTGTGCAGGATCATTCTTAATCATATCGGATACATAATTACCTGCTTTTGCAAAGTATTCATTTTGTTGAGCTGTATTAAGGCTGCTAAAGTCTTTATTATCTCCTGCAGCAAGATCTCTTGCAACCACATTAAGTGTATTGTCAATATTATTAGTACTGACAGATTGAATACCTTGTTCTGTTTGGGTATAGCTTTGAGCATATCCAACCATTTTTGAATAAGCTGTAGAATCGCCACCTGAAAGCGTATTGCTCCAAGAAGAATCCATACCTTTTGTGGTAGATAGAGTTTTAAGAGAAGCTCTTTCCATTGTTTCATTATAAGCAACTTTTTCTTTATCAGAAAGCGTTCTATTTCTAGCATGATCATTGCTTACGCTACCTTCTACACCTCCAACAGCTTCTGTACCAAATAGACTTCCACCTGCTTGAACTCTTGCATAAGCCTTGATATTAGCTTTTTCTGTTTCACTTAAATCAGTTCTCTTTTCTACTTCTTGTCCAAAATTATTACCAAAAGCCTTCTTAAATGCTTCATCTCCTTTCTCCATAAATCCTTTAGCTTCATTTAATGCACTAGCTCTACCGCTTTGACTCATATGTGAATACTGATCATTAAAGTTTTTATTCCAAGCATCAGAATTTGCTTGAGATACGCTATTAACAGTTGTCATAGTTCCTGCGCTAAGTTTGGCGCCTGACATCATACCATCAACATTTGTTCCTGTCATATTTGCATTAGAGATTTCAGAATTCTTTGTATTATCACTCATAATTGATTGAGTATTAAATTTAGTAACCACACCATCTATATTTCTTGCATATTGAAGCGATGCTACCCCTGCACCCACAGCCCAAACTTCATCTCCTCTAGGAGCAGCAATGCTAGTTTGTGTAGATAAGGCTTGCTGATTTGCAAAGCTTCCAGCAGCTCTTGAAGCACCTGTTAGAGCTTGAGATAATCCAGAAGCAAAAGTTATAAATCCTTGCTCACTTGCTTTAGCTATAGCATAAGCTAAAACAGGAGTACTCATTACAAGATAATTCATGAAATTTGATCTATTTGCTACTTCTTTGAATATAAGCATGTTATCTCCTAAGCTTAAAGCTGCTTTTCCACCTGTTATTACTTGTGCAACATTCATAAGATTAAAATCATTTATAAAATTAATAATACAAAGTATAGGAGTCCAAAGTACTATCCAAATACATAGAGTAAAAAACATCTTAATATGACCGTAAGAGCCAAATACAATAGAAAGTAAAGCAACAAGCCAAGATAAACCTATGATAATAGCTGTTAAATAAGCTTTAGCCAAAGGCAAATAAGTTTGCGCCATGTGTCCTTGTGCTTGCATACTTGCATAAAATTGCTGATCCGCATAAGCAGTATTTGCAGCCACAGAAGCAGGATTTAATCCTACTGATTTAGCGGTATTAATGATTGCATCTTGAGAAGCAAGCATTATCATGGATTGTTGCAAATAAGATCTAGCACTTACAGCTTGTTCGTTATAGATTTGCGCAGCGCCTAAGAACTTTTGCTCATAATTTGTCATATCATCTACCATACCAAGCAAAGCAGCATGAATTTTCATAGCTTCATCTGTATCTTTTTTAATCATTTCAACGATTTGAGGACCTGCATCAGAACAAGGCACAACACTTTGTTCTTCAATATTATTATTATTTGTGAACAAAGGAGTGAGCTGAGAGCCATTGCCTATGTTTGTGAAAAGATCTTGCATTAAATTATCAGAGTTTTGAAAAAGATTTCTACCTTGTTGATTAAGCAAGATACCTACTGAAACGCAGTTTCTAAAGTAAAAATCAATATTTTTTTGCAAAGTTGCATCAATAGCCGAAAGCTTTACACTTGGTAAAGTACTCATCACTTGAAGTGAAAAACCTAAACCTGCATTAGAGAAATTTGTAGATTGTGGAGTTGAAAAATGTTTTTCCATAGCTTCTAGGATAACCTTCTCAAATTGTGTCATTAATGCAAAGCTTTTTCCTATACCTATAGGAATTTGAGAAATGACATAATCTTTGCTAGTGACTTCATCATGAATCATGAAGCGGTGATTATTGTCATTTGGTGCTTTTAAAAACATGTACCACACTACAGCAAAAAGTACAAACATTTTTCCAAATTCAAACACAGGACTTGTTTGTCCATCCATTGCTTTTTTGATACTAAAAAGTAATAATGAAATAGCTAAGGCTGCATTAACGATATAACCTGTTTCAGTGGTTATACCTTTAACCGCTTGCATGATTTCATTCATTACATCGCCATAACCCCAAGTATAAATTAAATTGCTATTTGTCGGCGGAAAAATAAAATGTAACCATAGAAAAATAAAATGATACTTTTTGGTTGCATTTTATTTTTCTACAAACCTTAAACTTAAAATGTAATTATTGTATTTCTTTTACTTTATTTTTCCAAAAATTAACAAATTTCTCATCGATTTTAGGATTTATTTCAGCTTCTTTTATTAAATCATTTATATAATCAATTCTTTTTTGCTTGGATTTAATGGTTTTTAACTTTTGAGCTTCTTCATAATACTTAATGCATTGATTTTCAAAAAGATTTACATCATAATTATCTTCCAAAAGCTGAATTATATCTATAATTAAGCCATAGGCTTTAGGATATCCTTTCTGTATTTTTTGTTCTATTTCTAATGCAAGTTTTCTTCTGCTTTCTGCAATATCTTTATTTTTTGATTTTAAAGCTATATTAACGCTTTCTTCTGCAATTTGAATAAATCTTATTGCTTCTGCATATTCATCTTGATTATTTAAAAGCAAATTGTGCAAAAATTTTCCTTGCTCATTTATAGAAAGTTTTTTATATTGTTCATATAATTCTCGATAGGGTCTTTCTAATCTTTCGATCATTTCTTCTGTAATAATAGCTTTACCATAATGAATTTTTGCTGCTTCTATTAAAGAAATTTCATAATATTTAGATATTACTTCTATCTCTTTTAAATCTTGTTTAGTAAGAACACCATCTGCTATTTTTTTTAATTTCGATTCCGTTTTAAAACCAGAATAAATAAATAAAGCAATTATTATAATTAATATTGCAATAATAAAATATAGCATCATTCATATTTTATAATAGCATTTTCAAAAGTTTTAATTGAAATTGCTTTACAAACAACGCCTATAATTTCAGCACAGCTAATTTGATCTATATTAACAACAATGTCCTTATAAAAAGAATTCATAGAGCTCAATACAATTTCATTTACAAAAGGTTGCTTGAGGAGCTTTTTGCAGTAAATTTCACCATCAAGATTAATAACCACGATATCTCCATTTTTTACAAGCTCGAGTTTATTTTTACTAACATCAACAGCTATAACATCTCCATTATGAATAAAAGGCTCCATACTATCCCCTATAACTTTAATAATATCAAGCCTTGTTAAAGGCGGCAATCCCAATGCCTCGCAAGCAAATTTTTTGCTTATTACTATTTCCGTATATTCCAATTTGCTATTTATTGCACCATATCCAGCAGCGGCAGCAACATCCGTATAGTATCTTAATTGCAAATTGTCATCATTAATTCGCATTTTGCCAAAAAAGATGCTGTCAAGCGATATATTTTGTTCTTTTGATATTTTCAATAATAACTCATAAGGGATGGTATTTCTAGTTCTCCAAGTACTTAATGTATTGGGTTTTATCTCATAAATTCCACAAAATTCCTTGTCGTCGGTAATATTTAAAATAGCATAAACTCTATTCAAAATGTCTGTTGTTTTATACATTATGAACCTTTTTTATTAAAAAATTCACAAAATGCGATAAAATAACTTGACTTAATTCGCATTTTGTCTTATAATTTGAAAAATTATTTACAAATTGTATCTTAAAAAATATCAATTTGAAATAAAAATTACAAATTAAAGGAGATATTTTGTTAAAACAATACTTTGAAGATAACGGTATTAATCTTAAAAAATTTGCCCAAAAACATAATCTTCATTATATGAGCTTATTTCGCGTAGTGAATGGACTTTATTCTGAAAAATATAAAGCAAAAGCTAATACTAAAGCCGTATTTGAAAAACTCTTAGAACTTAAAATTATTGATAAACTTCCTGAGGTTTGTGTGTGATTTATTTCTTAGAAACCAAAGAAGCAGCACAAGCTTTTAGTGTAAGTACAGGAGCTTTGAGGCTTGCAGTAAGTAGAAACTCAAATAAATACGAGTGGCTAAAAGTGGATAATGAAAAAGGCGGCAGGGGTGGTAAAAAACTACTATTTAAAATAAGTAAAGATGGGCTTTTAACTGCCTTTAATAAGCAATTAATCAGTAAAAATACTTTAATTTATGATGAAAAAATGCAAAAAGTTAAATTGAGTGAAATTATTACTACCGATAATTTAAAAACTGCAAATAATAGTTTAAAAACCAGTAATTTAAATTTAACAGAGTCAAAAATGAATGATGATTTGGCTGTTTTAAATTTAAAATTTGAAAATTTAAGCGATGAGATTAAAAACAATGCTAGAGAAAAGCTTAAGGCTTTAAAGCAAGTAGAAAAATATATTGAAGGTGGTTTAAAACAAAAAAGAGCTTTAGAGATATGTGGTATTTCTAAAATAGAAATTTTTAGAATTCGCAAAGCATATAAAGAAAATGGCATTCTAGGTCTTATCGACACTCGCGGACTTCACCGCAAAGATAAAACTAAACTTAGTGCTTGGATGCAAGAATATGCCTTAAGAGAGTATCGCACCTTTGGAGCAGGTGGATTTAATTTCACTGAGCTTTGGTGGCAAATTCACAAAGAGGCGGCACAAAAGGAAAGCTATGATTTCATAGGTTTTGATTTAGGAGAGGTAAAACCGCTTTTTAGTGTAAAAACCTTACAAAATTTCATTAAAAACTACTATAAAGATAAACCATTAGAACATTGTATTATCACTCAAGGCTTAGATCGTGCAAAATCTAAGTTTCTCCCTGCACAAGGAAATCAAAGAGAGCTATATGACATGAAAAACATGTGTTGGCAAATCGATAGTTCCCCAGCTGATATTATAGTAAGAGATGATGAAACACTAGAGCCTTTCCGCCCTCATATCTTAAGTGTCGTTGATGTCTTTAGTGGTATGGGTGTGGCTACTTTAGTAAGTAAATCAAATTCTTTAAGTTTAACGCGTCTTTTATGGAAAGCAATTGATAAATTTGGTAAGCCTGATATGATTAAAGGGGATAATGGAAAAGATTATCTTTCTAAAGATTTTCAAAGCCTACTTGATGGGCTTAATATTACCTATGATGCAGCTATTGCTTATGCAGGAGAGCAAAAAGCTTTAGTTGAAAGACGCTTTGGAACACTTCAACATGCAGGAATTTCTAAAATGCATGGACATATTGGAAATAGCTTAGCTAAAAGAGAAATGATAGAGCAAAAAACTCCTAAGAAAGAAAGAAAAGCTAAAGATGAATACGGCTTTGCTAAAAAAACTAATCAAAAATTACTTCTTACCTTTAGCGAAGCTTGTGAGTTTTTAGAAGCTGAAGTGATCAAGTGGAACATGAGTAAAGTTCGCCGCAAAAAAGGCGTTAAAACTCCACTTGAGCTTTGGAACTCGTGCGATAGAGCTATTGTAAAAATATCTTATGAAGAATTTTTGTTTAATGCTGGAAATAAAGAACTTAGGGTCGTGGGCAAAAAAGGCATTAACTTTGAAAGTAGAGTTTATAAAAGTGCTTTAATGCCAAGTGTTGGCACAAAAGTTAAATGTGTGCAAAATATCGATAATATTAAAGAACTTTTCATTTATGATTTAAGCGGAAACTTCCTTTGTCTAGCTCTTGATGAAAGTATAGCTAAGCTTAGCAAAGAAAGCTATAAAATGCTTAAAAAAGGTTATGAAAGTGAAGTTAAAGCGATTAAAGAAGTGCTTAAAAAAGATGAGATTGCCGCCTTTACTAAACTTAATATTAAACAAGACTTACAAGATTTACAAAGTGCTTTTGAAAACTCACTCGTAGAAGCTAAAGAGGTGCATCAAAAATCCCTTGCAAAAGAAGCCTTAAAAACTCAAAGAGAATTAGAAGAGATTAAAAACAATGCTAATGCGGATGAGCTTATTTTAAATGCTAAAAAAGAAATAAATAACGATGAAAGCGAGTTTGACATGGAAGCTTTTGTCGAAAAGAAATATTTTGCTGGTTAAAAATTGTTTAAAGCTTGATTAATTCAAATTTTAAAGAGTTTTTACTCATAAAAAAACAAAAGGATAAAAAATGCAATTAGTAGAACTTACTAAAAAGTTTTTAAGCACCCAAAACATCTCTCAAAACAATCTCTCCGATCGTTTAGGGATTAATAAAAGCTATATGGTGGGCTATATGAAAGAAGGAAGTAGCTATAAATACGCTTCAAAAGTAGAGCCTTTACTTGAAAAATACATTAAAAGCTTTGTGGAAGAAAAAAGCGTGAAAGAGCTTCAAACACCTTTTATTGCCACTAAAGATGCAAAGGCGATTAATGTAACCATTGAAAGTGCCATGAGCAATAGAGAAATGGGAGTAATCATTGGCGAAGCGGGGACTGGAAAAAGCAGAGCCATTAAAGAATATGCCGCTAAAAATGGAACAAGAGTGGTGCTTTTTGAAGCAACAACTGAGACAAGCAAAAGAATGCTTTTGGTGGGGCTTGAAAATAAACTCAATGTGTGTTTTAAAGGTTCTTTGGATGATAAGATTAGAGGCATTGCTAGCGAGTTAGCAAGAACTTCAAAGGTTTTAATTATAGATGAGAGTGAGCATTTGCCGTTTCGTGCTTTGGAGTGCTTAAGACGCATATATGATTTTTCAAATACTGCTTTAATCTTAGTAGGTACTAGAAAACTTAAAAACAATCTTACAGGCATTGGCAGAAATGATTACAACGAGTACGGACAACTAAGCTCTAGAATTGGTGCAAAATGGGAATTAAAAGGACTTTGCTACCAAAACAAAGAAGGTTTAAAAGATGAAGACTTAAAAACACTTTGTAATCATTTTGATGTGGAGGAGAAAAAGGCAATTGATTTGGTTTTTAACCTCGCTCGTGGCAACTTTAGAAAAAGTGAGAAGCTTTTAAAAAGAGCTTGTGAATTTGCAGATGGGAAAGCGGTTGAGCTTAAACACATAGAAGCTGCCGCATCATTTTTAATGCTGGGCTAAAAATGAGTTTTGAAGAGATAGCTAAAGAACTTAATCTTAGCGTGACACGCGTTCATCAAATCTATACTGAAGCTCTTAGAAAGTTAAAGAGTCCTAAAAATAAAGACAAGTGGATGGCTATCTTTGAAACGATTGACTTAATCAAAAAAGAAAAAGCAAAGAAAGAAAACTTAATACAAGGAGAGAAAAAATGATACCAATGATTAAAGGTGAGAAAGCTGATTATAGTGCTTCGCTTTTTGAGATAAAGGGTGTAAGCATTATTTATAAAGAAAGTGGAGTGTTTGTAGATGTTTTAAAAGGAATTTATCCTGATTATATTGCAAAAAAAATCATTCGTTTTCATTTGGGTAAAAAGCTTAACAAAAGTGCTTAAATTAAAAGCACTTTGATTAAGTTTTTTAAAACTTAAATTTATTTAGAAAGGATTAACAATGGCATTAGTTTATGTAGCCTCTCCTTATAAAGCTTTAGTAGTAAGAGAAAGTCAAAGAAAAGCACAAGCTATTAGCATAGCTCAGCAAGAATGCTTAAAAATTATGCGTGAATGTGAAGGTTTTGTGCCTGTTTCACCCATACTACAATTTAGTTATTTGGATGAAAACAAGCACAGAGACAAAGCTTTACAAATGGGATTAGAGCTTTTAAAAGCGTGTGATTATATTTATCTTAGCAAACACAAAGATGCAAAATATTCACAAGGTATGCAAGAAGAATTAGCACTTGCTAAAAAGCTTGGCATTAAAGAGCTAGTTTTGGAGTTGCCCTTACAATAAGGGCTTAAGGATAATCAAGAAAAGAACTAAACACGCAGTGCTTTTAAGATATGGCGTAATTCTTTGGGATTATCAAATTAAAAAATATAAATTAAAGGAGATTTAAATGCAAATAAATAGTTTTGAAGATGTTAATTTAGCACTTAAAAAAGTGGCAGAACTTAGTGTAAAAATAGAAAAGATTAATGGAGAAGTAACTTTAGCTTGCAATGAGATTAAAGAAGCTCGTGCAGGAGAGATTAAGGTTTTAAGTGATGAGCTTGGATACATAGAGCAATGTATCACTACTTTTTGTGAAAATAACAAGCATGAATTTGCCGAAAAAAGATCTAAAGAATTTACCTTTGGCAAGATTGGCTATCGCTTAAGTAAAAGTGTATCTTTACCACGTGTGAAAGAAAAACTAGAAAACTTAATCAAAGCCTTTAAAAGTTACAACCTTAATGAATGCATCATTTACAAAGAAGAGCTTAATAAAGATGCCATTGTAGAGCTTGATGATACTACTTTAGTAAAGCTTGGACTTAAAAGAGTTATAAAGGATAATTTTAGAATAGAGCCAAAGATTGAAAGTTTAGAAATTCAAAACTAAAAATTTAACAAAGTCCATTGATTTAATGGGCTTGATTAAGTTTTAGCAAGGAAAAAAGATGAATTTGGATTTTTTAAATGAGTTTAAGTTAAAAAATAAAGATTTAAACGAGAAATTAGAGTTTTTAATCCCTGATTTTTTAGTTAAGAAAGCAATAACCATTATTTACGCAAATGGCGGCAGTGGAAAAAGTTATTTAAGTGCTGCTATTTCTAAAACACTTTGCAAAGATGCAAGGGTTAAAAGCATCGTTTATGTTGACATGGATAATCCTTTAAATGTTTTAAATGAAAGAGGTTTTGGTGAACTTATTTTAAATGAAAGCAAATTCACTTATATTCACAGATCAAGCTTAAAAACTTCAGCTTATGAACTTTTAGAAATGATTGAAGGCAAAGGCGTGGCAGGAAGCTATGAAGGGGTTTTATTTGTACTTGATTCTTTACGCAATTTTGCAGATATTGATAATGATACTAAAATGATGTCTTTAATGTCTTTACTCATGAATTTAAGAGAATGTGGGGCAACCATTATGGCTTTACACCATTCTACAAAAGATGGCAGAGCTTTTAAAGGCTCAAATCATATTAGAAACTCAAGTGATTGCATGTATTTTTTACAAAAAGTGGCTAACTTAGAACAAGGCTTTGAAGTATTGCTTAGTGTGCAAAAAGAAAGAGCAGGAATTAAAGATCAAGCCTTTTTTATCAATACAAAAACTCTAAATATTAAAAACACCGACTTGCAAAACGCTAAAATCAGCGATAAAGAAGAAGCTTTTATAGATAAAGTTTTAAAGCTTTTAAACGAAAAAAGCCTAAGCACAAGTGAGATTTTATTGGCTCTTGATGTCAGTAGGAGTGATAATTTTTCAAGGAATACTTTAGAGAAATTTAAAGGTGTTTTTTGGGAAAGTGAGCTTGGCGGAGAGAATGGTCGCACTTTTGTTTGGAAAAGTTTAAAAGCTGACAATAAAGACAGCAACGACAAAGAATTAAGCTTATTTGGGAATGAGTTATGAAATTTAACCCTCCAAGCAAAGAAGATTTAATTAAAGCCATTGATGAGTTTAATGCTAAAAACTCTTGCTCTATCCCTTATTTTATAGCAGATAGCTTTATAAATTACTATAAGCAAGACGATGGAAGATGGCTCATGGCTAATAAAAAGCCTTTAAAATGCTGGAAAAGAGCGCTTAATTCAACTTGGCTTCCAAAGTTAGCGAACAAATACAAAAATAAAGATAAGCAAAAAGCTTTAGCTTCTTGGCTAGAAGAGGAGTTTTAATGGATAATGCAAAAGAGGCGCTAAAAGAGCTTTTTGGTATTAGCGAAGTTCAAGCTGTGGCCATAGAAAAACTTTATTTTAAAGCTAAAACACCAAAAGATATACTAGGCTTTAAAAAATACTATGATTTAACCATGCTAAAAAAACAATTTGTTGGCACAAGTTATGAGAAACTTTCCCTTGTGTGTGCCTTTGCAGAGCTTGATTTAAACTTAAGGTACAAAAATATAGAGTCTTTTTTAGAATGGCTTTTCATTTCATTTTCAAATCGTTTTATTTTTCAAACAAAAAAAGGAGATTTCTCATATTCTTTTGCACTTAGATATTATGATGGTAACATTGTTTATGATGAGTTAGGAAAGCCTGTTTTAAAGCATGTTGATTGTGGGGATAATCTTTATTTTATTAATGCTAATAAAGAACTTTGTGATGAGCAAAGAAAACCACTGAATGTAGGAGAGTTTTATAATAAGCTAGTTGAATATATGTTTAAAAACCAAGATAAAATTATTTTTGATAATAAAATTGAAATAAGCCCTGTTATTAAAACTCAAATTCCTAGCCAAACTAAAATAAATAAAGATTACGAGCAAAACTATTTAGAATACAAAAAGAATCAAAATAAGCTTTATAATGCAAATATTGATAAATTCACTTCAAAACTAGAGCAAATTTTAAAGGCTAAAAAATGAATACTCAAAACACTTTAAAAAAGCACTTAATTAAAATCATTCATACTTTAAGAAAAGATGCTAATTTAAGCGATGATGAAAGCTATCGCTGGGTTTTAAATCAAAGATATGGCAAAGCTTCAAGTAAGGATTTAAGCATAGATGAACTTAGGGACTTTGCTATAACTTTGGGCTATGATGAAAAGTTTTTAAAAAAGCAAAATACCAAAAAAGCAAGGTATTTTAAAAAAGAAAACACTAAAAGCGGAAGGGCTACAAAAAAGCAACTTAATATGATACAAGCCATTTGGAGTAAAAATGCTAAAAATCCTACTCAGTGGGCTTTAAGAGAGTTTATTAATAATATTGTAAAAAAGCGACCTTTGCATCTTTGGTATTTAAGTATAGAAGATGCTAATAAAGTTATCCTAGGGCTTAAAAATTTAGAAAACAACAGCACACATTAAGCCAAACGAAGCTAATGTTGTCTCATCAAAACAAAAGGAGAT